CTCAAATAATCTTCCCAACTCATCACTTCATCATCTGAGCTACTCGAGTCATGTTGTAATCTAAACTTACTAAACAGATTTATATCTGATACAACAAGGCTGGTTAATATTGGACTTGTTGACTTTGGGCCGAAGATCTTGATCAGCTGGCGAACTAACATGAGACTAATTATAAGCTGTGGGAGCTCATCATCATTGATAGCTTTAAATATCATCATTCTATTAACCAATAAGTTTGGGACATATAACTTTGATATCAGTAACGGCTTAATGTATAACACTTTAAGCCAAAGATTGAATTGCCCTGGCTGTATGATCACTGGTTGTCTGGCTAGTGACAAAAAGTCTGGCATTGACAACAGATTGTTGCCCAGATTATCATAATTTAGATCCTCCTCCCTCAAGTCCTCGAGTTTGACCTCTTCCTCTGGCTTTAGGTATTCTGCTTCGAAGAACTTGAATTCATCAGTCTCAAAATCTAGCACGTCAAAGTTATAAAAACTTTCAGCCTGTTTGCTTTGTTGTGCTTGATCATGCTGTCTTCTGAGATTTCTTATCTCAGATCGTGCATTTTTCCCCATGAATTCCTCTTTAGAATCTCTTGATAAAAGTGTTTTACTGATTTCCAGATTGTCTAATGCAGATAAACAATCATCATATGATAGTGATGATAATGAAAATGAACTTGAAAACAGCTCCAACTTGACCATGGAATTAAAGCTAAACTTATTGATCTCAAAATCCTCTTTTATTAATATCTTTCGTTCAACTGAAAACAAACCCAAAATTGTTTCCATAATCTTTCTACCATTGATATCAATAAGCTTAATTGACTTTTCGGTTATAATCACTTTGTGTGGTATTGGGCTATGAGTTGGCAAGTCTTGCAGCTGAACTTTAAATCCCATTTCCATAGTTGCATTTGATTGCAATCGCCCTCTCTTTAGGATGTTGTGTCCTGGGCCTAATATATAGCGCAAGCTCTGGTCATCAATGATCATATCAGGTTTGATCTCTTTTATGGATTTAGATAGTATTATGCCATTCTCGGATGGATCACCAGATGCCTCTAGAGACACAGTGATATTGTTATCTTCATTAATGTCAACTAAACACTTTGCTGACCCATAATAAGTTAGGAGTTGGCCTGAACCATACCAGTTCTGTCCATCATACCTCTGTGGCTTTAGCCAGATAGATATAATGGAATCAGTCATTTTTGTCCAATGACTCAAGGATCCTAATCTCCCCAAGTACAAAGACATTATAAAAAATTTCTTCTTGTGATTCAGAGGGCATTGTGAATTGGCACAGTATGCTTCAATGGTTTCCATTACTAGATCATCAGCCAGGCCTTGTCGAGGTTGGTTGGTCTGTAGTCTCAGAACCCATTCATTAAAAAGTGTCATCATCCGTTCAATTTTTGACTGGAAAAGAGCACTATCCGTTGATCTTGGTGGTACAGTTGAAGTTAACCCTATAAATGTGTTTTGCTTGTGCAGAACCTCTGCAGCAATCAATGGACTATTTTGACTCACTCCGTACAAAAAGGCTGTCATTGTTGATTGTTTATAACTCATAAGTCTCATTAGTAGAAGGATTAGATATCCGATTGACACATCTCTCTCTGATGATAGGGTTTTAAGTGTGCTGCTTAAAGTGTCCTCAAACATCGGACAAAGTCGCTTGATCAATTCCCAATCACGATTCAATGATGAAGTGGCTTCAATTTCCATTTTTTCCTCCCAAACATACTGTATGACCTTTTTTAAAGGGTTAGATATTTGTGTTACAAAGTCGGATAGTGGCAACTTCACATAATTTCTGACCTCTGTATTGGATCTATCTGAAGACTCAAAAACGTCTGAGATTACATCATTAACCTCATTAAACAAGTCCAGTGATTGTTTGTAGTATGCATCAACCACTGGCTTGTTTGCAGGCCATTTAGACATTGCAACCAGTGCTTCAGAAAATGACATGTTATCCTTACTACCTCTTAACTTGAATATCCTAAGAAAGGGTGATGCAGATATCCTTCCAAAAAATAGAGATCCAGAAGCAACTTTCATTGCATCAACAGCCGAGCTCTGGAATAATTTCAACTGACACAGCATTAAAACTTCATCAAGAGTCTCAGGATCTCTCAGGATCCTTAAAGGGTCATCTGAGATCATCTGTTTTAGCTCTCGTAAGTTGGTGCCACATCGCCCAACCATGGCTTTGAGTCTTTTGTCAACCTTGTTCATGGCTATGATACTTCGAAGCCCAGTAAGTAGACCAGATTCCATGTCAGCATACATAGTTAGATAATCTGTGTCTAATGTGGTGTGAGCAGATAGTAATAGATCCATGGATTTAGGTTTGTTTTGTTTGTAAATCTCTAGATTATGTGCTTCTGGGCCAAAGAAGATATAAGAAATGGCTGAAGATATTGGATAAACTCCATATTGATATGGAACCAGTGGTCGATCTAATCCTAAAATCCTGGATGGATCATTATGCCCATTAATTTGTGTATGGTATATCATCTCACAGTATTGTGAATTCAACTGATGTGCAATTTGATACAATTCAATAGTCCCACCATTCTCCAAAAGCCCTCTGGTTGCATTGAAAGACTCTTTTACCATCTGATCAAATGAGTCAGTGCAAAATGGATAAACACTTGATAGGGCAAATTTGAAAGTGGCTGGGTATATTGATAAGTTACTGATGAACAAAGAATTGAATTCTCCAACCAGAACAGAAGAACTACTCTTGGACTTGGATGTCTCAATATTCATGAGTTTTTCAACTAAGGATTGTGACTTGAGGAAAAGATCCATGTGCAACTTAATTGTCTTAAAATCATAAATTGATTGAGCAGTGTATGAATCATCTGATGACACTAGATCTTCGATTTTGCACGGGACCAGACCCATCTTTTTGCATGCTCCATTATAAATGTATTCTCTCAAGGACACAGCAGTTAAATGATAGTAAGATGATGTGTAATGGAGAATACCTTGTCCCATGTTTGACTCATTCTCAAATGACAGGACTCTATCCTGTAAGAACTTTGCCTTCTTTTCCGTCAACAGAGGGTCTAACACATGCCTCTTCTTTGGGTGATTTAACCATGCCCTGACAAGGTGATCAGGATAATAACATTTTTTGTTAGTGTGCTTCAGTAACAACCAGATGAATATATTATAATACGGACCCATCCTCTTCTTAAATGGACTAAACATATAAATGAATTGCATCGGCATGAATGATGGCCCCCATCTTTTCTTATCAAAATTGTGATGCAATATTGTTTTTGTGTCAGGATCCAATCTTATATTCTTCTGAAGATTGATGAACACACCACTTTTGCGATCACCATGAGTCAACATTTCTCGCCTATCTTGT